ACCAGCAGGATCATCATCTGCAGGGCCAGTACAGCCCACAGCATCCGTTGAACATCGTTCAGGTCTTGCACCGGAACCAGTCTGGCGGCAGGGCCACGCGTGCGGCGGAAGTCGGGGAGGTTGGTCATGGGTTGTTCTTGGATTAAGGAAGAGGCAGGTCATCAAAGGGGAGCCAGCACTTAGCGTTTTTAAGGCCTTGCCACGAAAAGTTTCGTGGCGTACAAAGCTCCCATTGTTCTATGTCGTCACAAACATCGGGATGCTCTTTGTCTGGTTCAAGGTCAAGAGCTGAAAGACTACAAAAAACCCAGCAGCGACCGCAAACGTCGCAATCATCTATGTCAGGAAAACGCTCACCAAATAAAATCGGCTTTGGCTTGTTGGTCATGGGTTGCTCAGGGTATGGTGTTAAAAGCAAGAATGATGATGTCTGCTTTGTCGCTGACGTTCTGCTTGTTTCGCACAAGTCTCTGAATGTCTGGTATATCAATCGGCCGGTTTGCAGTCAGAGTGCCGTGCAGTGAATAGCTTTTACCGGAACGCCAAAATGTACCTGGCTCTTGGACTCTGGCCGAAAAGAAGTACCGGATTTCAGGCATGGCAGGATTTTCCTCTAGATGGTTGGTCATTACTTCTTCTCCACGATGGGCGAGAGGGATAGGTGCTGTTGCGGGATGCGCCATTCGCGGCCATCAGGGCAGACGCAGTAGTAATGCGGCCAGCGATCGTGTGGGACCTGGCGGGTGATGACCACTTGCGCATCAGTAGCCCAGTTACGGACATAACAGTGATCACCAGGAATGAACCGCCACGGCCGGGCATTCAGGACACGGGTATCAGCCACGGATCAGCACCCCACGTTCGCGTTGCTGCAGCTGCTGTTCGTTGTGCATGGTGAGACCAGCAGCAACGAAACCGGTAATGAGGATGATGTTGATCATGGCTCCGATACAGGCATGGGTCGCGGCAGCAATTGCAGCGCGACGTAGGGGGATGTGAGCCGGCGGCACAACCACTGGATCATGATGGCTTGGATGGTGTGGTGATGGAAATGATTTCAGCGCCGGTGAATTGCATGTGGAAGGCCTCGCGAATGGCCTGTTCGCCCCAGCCTTTCGGGACGGTCCATTCAAGGTTGTGGACTCCATGGCGGTTTTGATAGGTGATGACGTGTGTGAAGGTCATGGCTAGACAAGTTCCTTACCGGTCATGCTGGGCAGTGACCAGTTGCGGCAATCGGGGCAGTGAGTGGCGTTGGTGATGTCGTCCGAGACCTTGAGTGCCTGTTTGGCGAGGGCACGGGCGAGTTGTGCGTCGATGGGGTGAGATTCATCCCAGGCGTTATCAGCGACGGATGCAGCGACGGTCCGGGTCGCATTGAGCAGACCGATGAGCAGTGGCATGAGCGGGCGGTTGCGCTCGCTGGTAGGTGGCAGGGTGATCAGGCGGTGCCAGTCAGCAGGGATTGCTTGGCGTGCGGCCTGAAGCACTGCATCGCTGAGGGCAGCGTCGCATTGGAGATCAGCCATAGGCGTGCGGCGGTGTGCTCTAGAACCATAGCGCACCAGTTCCGGTTTTGCTGCGCTACGATGGGGGGCAATTCACAAAACCGCCTGCCCGCACCCCCATGAGCCAGAAATGGTGGCTGGACCAAGCCGGGCGGGTGCCGCTGCTGACACCTGCAGAGGAGATCGAGCTGGGAACGCTCATCCAGCGGTGGGTTACGCATCCGCAACCGGTACCGCCTGGCATCCGCAGGGCAGGGCAGCGGGCTAGGGAGCGGTTTATCAAGGCGAATCTGCGGTTGGCGGCAGGGTTCGTGAGTAATCGGTGCCACCGGCTGGCCAAGCAGCACTCAGAGGAAGATCTGATCCAGGCGGCGAACGAGGGTCTGATCCGTGCTGTGGAGCGGTTTGACCCAGCGCGGGGGTATCGATTCAGCACGTATGCGTACTGGTGGATACGGCAGGCGGTGAACCGGTATGTGGACCTGTATGGGCGGTCGATTCAGATCCCTGGCAGCCATAGCCAGCACCTGTACCGGCTGGCTGGTATCAGGCGGCGGCTGCAGCGTGAGCTGAATCGTGATCCCACCCGCGAGGAACTGGCGACCGAGCTGGGGGTATCGATGGCGGTGCTGGAGCAGGTATTGGCCAACGGCCGCAGCGTCGCCAGCTTGGATGAGGTGGTTGGTGATGACGAACTGACGCTGGGCGATCAGGTGCCGCATTGGGACCAGACGCCAGAGGACCAGGAGGAACAGCAGGAGCGATGGAAGCAGGCGGAACAGCTGCGGCAGTTGATCGGGCAGCTGGGGAGACAGGACCAGCGGTTGCTGTCGCTGGCGTGGGGATTGGACGGCGAGGAACTGAAGCCGGGGGAGATCGGGCAGCGAGAGGGGCTGGCGGCCAGGGCAGTGTCGGTGCGGCTGGCAGAACTGCAGGCAGCGCTACGAACCGCATCGGTGCAGCTGGTGTTGCTGGCGGTGGAGCGGAAGAAACCGGAGCCGAGGGATCGGAGCAGGCGGCGGCGGGAACGGCCAGATCAGCTGGTGCTGGTGCCGGTCGAGAGGGTGAAGCCCGAGCCCCGGGCGCTGCGCAGGGTCGGAGGATTCCCCAGGAACTGGACCCGTCTCAGCGAGCGGCTGCGGGTCGCTGCTGCTGGGGGGAGTTGGTGAAGAGTGACCCCCGCTCTGGGTCGGCCCGGCGGGCACGGGGGTGTTGATGGTGGCAGCGTAGGGATGACCCAGGCGTGCGGAGCAGGGGACTGGGCTCTATCGGTTGCAGGCTACGCGGGCACGCGCAGCGGCTGCTTCCATCTGCAAGGCCTTGAGCCTGATGCGCTGCTGCTCGCGGCGCTCCACCTGCTCGGCCGAGTTGTACCACTTCGACGCGGCGCCGTGGACTGGGCAGTCCGGGCTCCAGTTGCGATGATCGGAGGCTTTCATGCCGATCCTGATGTGGCCGCAGGTGCAGTCAGTTTCCATGGTTGCAGGCTACAGAAAAGCCCGGCGCTGGGGCCGGGCGGGTGGTCGGTGGTGGGGGGGGATCAGGTCCCGCAGCCGGTGGACAGGGTGCCAATCGGGCCAGACACCTTACGGCGTGCGCCGAGAACCGGGCACATGCTGTAAGAGCCCTCGGGCATGCACTGCTCTTCGCCTTCGTACTCCATAACCTTGCAACGAACAGTCTCAGTGCCATCGGTCAGGGTGACGAACTTGGCAGTGCGCTTGACTACTTCATAGGTCACGTGAAGATCGGCGTTGCCGATGAAGGTGAGTTGATAGCGGGAGCCGGCTTGGAAGGTGGCGGTCATGGCTGTCAGTGGCAGTGGAGGCGTTCCCCTCCGATGCACCTAATGTAACCGCTTGCGGACACCCTGCCCACCACCACGGCGGACGGTTCACACATTGTCACGATGGCGATCACCTGAGCATGAAGTCAGACCTGAGCAGGTGCCACAGTCGAAACTCGCTGTAGTTCGCGGGCTCCGGCCAGTCCCCTGCGGTCACGGCATTGTCGGCCACTTTCGCGTCGGACACCGTGGGCCAGCCGTCTGTGCCATTGGCGAAGCTCTCCAGCTGCTCAGGCGTGGCCCTCTCCAGCCACTCCATGAACTCATCGGTGCTCATCTTGGCCGGGCTTTGAGGCCACTTGAACGTCATTCCTGATCTCCTGATAGCGACCGCTCGATGCGCTGCAACTCGTTGCGGGCATCCTCCTGGCTTAGGTCGCAGTCGAAGCAGTCGGATTCGTCGATGGGCGCCGGCGGGCTGCCCTTCCTCGCCTGATACCGCTTGAACGCCTCTTCGCTGATTACCACCGCCGGCGGGCTGGTAAACAGGGCTTTCGTCAGCAGCTCCTTCAGCCGCCGACGATCCTCCAGCAGTGCGTGGATCAGCTCTGCCTCAGTGCCGCCCGACCGCAAGGCAGCGCCGGCCAGTGGGTCCGTCATTGCCCAGTCGCCCAGCGACTCGCGGCTGACGCGGCGTGATGGTGATTCGTAGCTGCTCATCCCTGATCTCCTGATGATGGTGTGCGTGATCTCCGCCTGCGCCGCTTCCTCTCCGCATCCGCCGCTCTCCCCGCTGGCGATCGCCGCCAGCACAGCGCGCACAGCGGCAGGCTGCGGGTGCTCACCACGGTGCAGCCGCACTGAGGGCAGACGGGCAGGGCGGGTAGGTCGCCCGCCAAACGGAGGCGATGGCGGCGGGTTTTTTCGGCGGGGGTTAGGGGCATCAGTCCCCACCCTCAATCGCATCGGCCAGCGCCAGGAACTGGGCACGGTGGCGGGCTGTGGTGGGACGGGTGGCGTCGCGGGACGGATCACCCAGCACCACCTCCACGGCGGCGCGGATGATGTTGCCGGCATCGGCGTCCCAGCCGACGAAGGCCTCACGGGTTCCTTGTAGCAGCGCCTCAGCGAACAGTGCTCGGCGCTCGGCGCGGGTCGGGATTTGCATGGCAGATGGTGGCGAGTGGATGGGCGCCGGATGGGCTCCGGCGGGCCGTGGGGTGGTCAGGCCCACTCAAGGGCCTTGGCCTCAAACCATGCGATTGCATGGTCAAGGGTGGTGAATGATTTGAATGTTGTCCACCGAGAGCACACCGAGAATTGGAGGCGCTTTGCCTCTGGGTGATGGAGCACAAAGAGGCGCATATCGGCGCCGGTGGTGGGGCTGCCGGTGATGGTGGAGCGGATGGTGGTCATAGCTGTCAGTGGCGATGGAGTGGAGCGGGGAATGCCGACGATCTGGCAGGCTCCCGTGGGCCAGGGGCCGGAGCCCCGGAGGAGGTTTCCCTCCCGATGCCCACACTGTAACCGCTTGCGGACACCACGGCCACCCATCAGGGGGTCAGTTCACAATTCGTCACCGACACATCCAGATCGCGTGCCACGTCCCGCCCATCAGCAGCGCCCCGGCCAGCCCTGACCACAGCGCCACCCGCAGCTCATGCTCACGGATCGCGGCGGCCACCAGCCGCTGCACGTCCTCCCGGCTCACCTGCCCAGCACCTGCCGGGCCCAGCGCTGCGCCCACCCCTCGCGGCGGCCCCGGTTCATCGCCAGCAGCTCGCGGGCCATCTGCCGGTGCTCATTGCTCGGGGCGCCGAACGCGGGGGCATCACCCAGAGCGTGCTCCACCATCAGATTGGCCGCGGCCCGCTGCAGCTCGGCGATCATGTGCTCTTGCTGGTGGCACACCTGGATCAGCTCATCGCACCACTGGGCCAGCTCATCGCGGCTGAGCCGGGCGGCCCTCTGCCGCTGGCTCTGCATCATCGCCTGCCTCGACAGGCTGAGGGTGAGATCGAGGCCGAGCATGACAGCCGCTGCAGAGATTCCCCAGTCTGGCGACGATCGGCCGTTCGTCACTGTTGCAACGGATCCCAGAGGGTCAACCTGCTGGGTGGTGGTGGGGCTGGGCCAGCGGATCAGGTGCTACTCAGGGCACCATGCCATCGACGTTCTGACCATGATGCTCGCCAGCCGGGGGATTCCCACCCCCTAGCCACCCATCTATCCGCCCCTCCCGCTCCGGGCAGTGCCAGGCCTGGGCCCGGAACCACTCCCGCCAGTCGGTGGAGCTCTTCGCCCCGTTGCACCGGCGGCAGGCCGGCACTAGGTTCGCGGCCACCGTCAGCCCGCCCCTGGAGCGGGGCAGAACGTGGTCAAGGGTGTCGGCCGGGTCGGCGCAGTACGCGCACTGACTGGCCCAGGCCTCGAAGATTCGGCGCCGGAACCTGGCTTTGGTGACTCGCTTGGGCTGGAGCTCGGTTTGGTCGATCTCGTGGCCGAAAGGCATCAGTGCTCAGCGATGATTGCCCATCCCGTGTTGCTGCCCTCCACCATCCACCGTGGGCCGAAGTTCCGCCGGCTGTACCTGGCGAACCGGGCCACGCCGCCCAGGGTCGCGCCGCTCACAAGGTCGGCCTCACCGAAGGGGTCGTGAACGATCAGGTGATCCTTCGTGTAGCCCACCACGATCAGCCAGTGGCCGCCGCCGGTCGGTGCCGACACAGGGCCTCGATGCAGGAACCCGACCGGCACGGGCACGCCGGCGTTGATCTGCTGCTCCAGCGTGGCGAACCCGGCCACCTTGGTGAACCGGGCCTTGATGCCGTAGCTGCTCAGCGCCCGGATCTGCGCGGTCGGGTCAGTTGTGTCGCCGTAGGACTGAACCCTCTTCAGGTATTGATCGTCGCCGTTGGCGCCTCGCAGGGTGCCGGGCTTGAGGTACTGCAGCAGCATGGCGCAGGAACTGCTGAAGCACATCCGGGCGGCTTGGGCACGATCGGCAGAGTCCATCTGCGCGAACCAGGGCACCTGCAGCGGGTTGCCGTAGCCGGTCTGCTGCTGCAGCTGCACCGGAGGGCGGCCGGCCACCGTCAGCCGCCCAGACTCCACCAACCCCCACACGCGGCGCGCCTCAGCCTGCCGGCGGTCAAGGTGCGGCACGCCAGGGCGGAAGTAGACCTCGCTGAAATAGGCCGCCGCTCTGGCTGGGTCCATCCCTGCGGGCCGATCCTCGAACACCCGAGTCCAGCCGATCAGCGAGCCCTGCGGCGGATCGTGCAGGCCGGCGTACTCCTCAGCGAAATACAGTTGCTGCCAGGCGTTGCCGCCCGGGTTAATCCCTTTGGCGATGGCAGCGGCTCGGGCTTTGTCGTAGGCGGTGCGCCGAACGCCGGTGTATTGCATCGCCCCGCGACCGGCACCAGAGCCGGCCTCGATCACGTCGAGCTTGTCAAGCAAGGGGTGGCCGGTTTCGACGATCACGCAGCCGATGAAACCGCACGCCTCAGCTACGGTCAGCGGACTGATCTTGTTTTGGCTGAGACGCGAGACCTCGGGCCCCGTCAGGAATGTCAGCCATGATTGAAGATTGGCCAGCTCGTTCTGAGCCTCAGGTCTCGGCGCCGCAGGGCTCCCCTGTGCCCTCCACAGCTCGGTGAACTCCTGGCGTTGCTCATCGCTCAGCGACTCATCCAGCGCCTGCAGGGCAGCCAGCTGATGCGGGGTGATGGTGCCGGCGCGGGCGAGATGCTCAGCAGCAGCGCGGACGGTGGCGAAGGTCATGTGATGGAGTCGATGAAGTTCCGATCGGGCCGCAGGTTGTCGATGTTGGCGAGCATCGTTCCCCGGAACCCATCCATCAGCCAGATGGGGCGGTTGGCCTTGGCTGCAGTCTGCAGGCCGGAGACGTTCGACCGCAGCGCCCAGCTGTGGTCGGTGTCGAACACCTGCGGACCCTTGAATCCGGCGACGGGGGCAGGCCCGCCAGGGGCGATCCAGTCGGCACCGGTGCGGCGCATCCATTGCTGGCCGCTGGAGGGGCTCGCGCCACGGGCATAGCTGACGCCCACGGGTGTATCGGTGAGGCGCTGGACCTGCTTGACCACCCAGCCCTGAAACCAGCCGGTGCTGGGCCTGGTCAATTCGTTCCCGACCTCGAACAGCACATTGTCATAGCCCTCCAGGGTGCGCACCATCCGCTTGATGTGCGCCTTCTGGTAGCGATTCCAGGGGCCGCGCGCGTGAACGTCGTGGTGGGTCTTCGGGCCATGCCCGCGGAAGGGGTGGAACTCCCAGGCCCTCGGGAACAGATCGGGCAGGCTGCCCTCAAACAACACCACGCCGGTCACCATGTCCCGGCGGTCGGCCTCTGCAACGGCCTTCTCCATGCGCCGGTAGAACTTCCCGTTCAGGCTGAGGTCTTCCTTCCACGGCCCGCCCTTCACGCGGATCAGGCCGGGATCAGCGCCAACGAAAGGCGGGCTGGAGTTGACGAACGCCCGCGTCTCAATCGTCCATAGCCGGGTGAAGTTGCCGGTGAGCCGGTCGATCGGGGTGCGGTTCCCCGCCACCGGCTGCACCACGTCCCAGGTGTGGCTGCCGGCCAGCGTGCGGGCCTTGCCGTTAATCAGAAACCGGTCGCCCTTGACGGTGATCATTTCAGGTCGGGCAGGCGGTCGTTCGCGGCCTTGTCGGCGCGCCGGTAGAGCCGGCGCCAGAGCGGCTTGACCACCAGCTCAGCGACGCCCAGGCCGAGGAACCACACGGCCAGGGCCAGTCGCTCATCGTTGGCGGTGGGGTGTGTCATGAGTCGGGGTCAGTGGGGCGGCCCTTGCGCAGTTTCGGATTCAGGGTTTCGTATCCCAGCTGGAACGCCCCGGCGCTGGCGCCGCCGAGGCCCATGAAAGGCAGCCCGGTGAGCCAGCAGCGCTCTACATCCCCGCCAGCGCGGCGGCAGTCCACGATGTAGGCCATCCCCGCCAACACCGACAGGCTGGCCGCTGAGAACACGCTGGCCAGGACAGTGGGGCGATTCATCGGTTCAGCTCCAGCCGGATGGTGCGGCGGTCCAGTTCCTGCACTTCCTGCTCCAGCTTCTCGAACCTGAGCCCGAACTGAGTCTGATTGCTCAGGATCTGGGTGATCTGGGTTTCCAGCTGTTGCAGCCGGTTTGGCAGGCTCACCACCAGCCAGCCCATGCCGCCGGCAGTGGCGAGAATTGCTGCAGCCATCAGGCTGGCGGCGGTCGCTTCGAGCACCTGGACCCTGGAGAATCTGCGGCGTTCAGGTGGCGGGGTCACGGGCGTGGCGGATCTGCCTCAGTCTGCAGAGCGGCAGCCAAGCCTCAGACCAGCCGCGCCAGGAACAGCGGATTGGCGGCATCCGCTGAGCTGTTGTTGGCGAAATTGAGCACCTCCCATTCCTCAACGCCAGCCGTGATCACGATGCTGTCACCAAAGCTAAAGCTGGTACTGGTGTAGGGGAAGTAGACGGCGAAATCCTCCGGCAGCGGCTCATTCACGTAGAACGAATAGGAGCAGCCGAACAGAACGGGAGTGTAATTAGAGGCAAATGGCAAGTTGGTGCGCTGCAGGCGATAGGGGACGGAGATAACGTTGTTTGAGGCGTCAGAACTGGGATCATTTGAGGATGCAGACGATCCAACACTGCTATAGCCAAAAAGCCTTCGGCTCACTGCAAAAAAAGAATTAGTTGTAACATTTCTCAGTCCCTGACTTTGCGCATAGCTCCTGCGCAGCCTGTAAATATCTTGAAAGTGAGCACGTCCTACGCTGGTAGCGCTTATAGCGTTTGCTTCCATCAGCATATTTACAGCATGATGGAAAAATACCTGATTCAGATCCAGCCACGGCACCAGCGTTGCAGAGTCTGGCGTGATCATAAACGGATAGGGCGTTGCGCCATTCCTGATCACAAACCACGAATAGTCCGGGTTGTCGGTGCTGGTGTAGCGAACGACGTTAATCTCTGTGCTGTTTGACAGCGTTCCAGCCAGTGAGAAATGGTTAGCCGTGGTGTTGGTTGTCGTGCTGTAGAAATCCGTGTATTGCGTCCCGGTCGGCACATGCGTCGTGGCGTTCCATCCGGTTGCCACACTGACGCCAATCGTGCTGGTTGAGATGACGAACCAGTAATAGCAGGTGCCGTAAGTCTTGGTGCCGTCGTACACCACCTGCAGGATTCTGTTTTCAACGCTGCCGCTCAGGAAAGAGTCATACCAAGACACCATCAAGCCGGCGTCGATAAACGCATCTTCTAGCAGTTGCGCTGCAGCCGATGCCAGCCAGGGAGCAGCAGCGGAATAGGTTTCCTTGGTGACGGGCATGGCTACAGAAGAGAAACAAACGGAATGCTTAGCTCAATGCTAGGCGTGGGCTCATCAAACTCCAAAGAACCCTCTGGCGGCAGGGCAACATTCCCGCCAGCGCCGGTGGCTTGCAGTACGGCAAACGGCACGACAAGGTTCAGGCTTGCCGTGGTCTCAGATCTGCCCAGCCCCAGTGACGGCACCGGCAGCACCACGTCAGAATCAACCAGTGCAACCATCGTTGCCGCTGGCTGCCCGACGAATGCCGCACTGGCGGGCCATGCGGCAGTCGAAACCGTCACCTCATCGGCATAGCTGATCGACACCATCGGCAGGCTGCCGGTGATCTCGGCGATCCTGGCGGCGGCGTCCACCTCGGCGGCGATGGCCACCTCTGCCGCGTCAACAAGCGACACCTCAGCAGCACTGGCGCGATTGACCGCAGCGATCTGCGCCGGCTCGCCAACCACCAGCACCTCAGCCTTCAGCATGGCGCCGATGACGGCCATCAGCTATTCCTCGAATAGGTCTTCGCCACCGTCGCCACACCCTGCAGCCAGTAGTACCGCTCACCGGCGCTGCTGGTCAGTGAGGCATCCCATCCGTAGCGGCCCACCTCCAGCCCGGCGGTGGTGGCCGGTGCCATCGTGACGCTCACCAGGCCATCGGCAGCGGTCTCCAGCGCGCAGGTGAACGTCGCCTTCTGCAGATCGTCCACCAGCCCCTTCACATCCGCATCGGCGGTGTAGCCGGTCAGGTCAACCGGCTGGGCAACCACCATCGGATCGAGCGCGGTGTTCGCCACCGTGATGGCCGCCCCGCCGTTGGTGGCCGAGACGGTGAATGCGCTGCTGGTCAGCCCGGTAGCCGAGACGAAATACACCTGATTGAGCGTCAACCCGCAGGGTACGTCTGGCGCCTCAGGCGTGGTTGTCGCCGGCAGGGCGGCCTCTGCATCACCCGGCGGCACGATCACCACCTTGTCGCCAGCGCTCAGGCCGTGGCACGGCACGGTGAAGACCGGGTTGCCGCTGGTGACAGCAAACGCCGTGATGGCCTGCTGTTTCTGCAGCGCCCGGAACACCGCCCGGAACGTGCTGTTCTGCAGGATCGTGATGTCCAGCTTGGCGGGGTAGATCACTGGGCCTCGACCTCCGCAGCCACCGCCTCAGGCGCGACCGGCTCAGGCTTGACCACCTCAACCGCCGCCAGGAACGCATCGATCTGGCCGGCGGCGAGCTGCTTGAGGATCGCATTGCCGCTGGCGTGGGCCACGCCGTAGGCGGTGATCAGCTGGATCAGCTGCTCTTTCATCGGGGCTCCTGTCCTATCCATCAGGCTAGAGACTGCAGCGCTGCCTCCAGCGCGGCGATCCTGGCCTCATGGTCGTTTGACACGTTGATCAGGTGCACGCCGAACCGGTCGTAGCTGACGCCCTCCGCCTGGCCTCCGACGCCCCACATCACCATCTCCGGTGCATACTCCGCCACCTCTTCAGCGATCAGGCCCCACACCCTGATGGTCGGATCGTCGCTGGTGTTCTCCGGGTTCGGCAGGTAGCTCACCGGCCTGGTGGCTGACAGGATCCGGCGGCTTTCGGCCAGCGGTGCTGTCTCAATTTCGACCTTGTACTGCCGCGATGACGTGACCCGCTGCACCTGATCGTTGGCGGTGTTCAGGTAGACGTTGGCGCTCACCCCCGTGGTGGTGTTGGTGCGGATGCCGGAGCTGAAGACGGTGCCGTTGGCGGTGAAGGTGCCATCGCTCACCAGCGCGTTGGAGAACGTCTTGGCCCCGCCGATAGTCTGCGCGCCGGTGGTGTAGACGCCGTTGGTCACAGTGGCAGCGTTGCCGGTGATGTTGGTGGACCATGCCAGGCCCGTGGCCGTGCTGCTGTCTGCCACCAGCACCTGACCATTGGTGCCCACTGCCAGCTTGGTGAGGGTCGTAGCGGCGCTGGCCGCCAGCAGATCGCCTTTGGTGTAGCTGGCGAGGTTGGTGCCGCCCCTGGCCACCGCCAGGGTGCCGCTGGTCAGGTTGCTGGCGTTGCGGCATTCGGTGCTGACCTCCTCAATCGCCGCCTGCACGTTGGTGGCGATGATCGCGCCAGTGGCGACGAAATCCACCCCGCTGGCGGTCTGGGTGGTGTAGCCCGCCGATGTATCCACCTCAACCCAGGCCGTGCCGGTGGAAAGCAGCAGATCGGGCGGGGCCAGCGCAACGGCGGGTGCGGGGCTGGTCCCTGTGCCGGACTCGCTGACCACCAGGTAGTAGCCCGAGTTGGCCGCCGCAGCGGCAGGCAGCGCGTTGCCGACCACCAGACCCAGTGCTGTGCCCTCGGCGGTGGTGCTGGCTACTTCGTTGTCGGAGGCGTCATAGGTGCCGGCGAACTTGACCGCACCGGTGCTGATCCCGATCGGCTGCCAGACGTTGCCATCCCACATGAAGAAGGCTTTGTCGATCGGGTTGAAGTGCAACTGGCTGATGTACTCAGCAACGGGGATCGCCTCGCCGATCTTCCCCACGCTGTAATCCGCCAGCTTGGCCCCGGTCACGGCGTCGTTCGCCAGTCGATCGGTCGGGAACTCGCCGGCCGTGATCTTGCTGGCGTTCAGCTCGGGGATGTTCGCCTCTGGGATGGTCGGCGCCAGATGCTGCTGCCATTCGCTGCCGGTCCAGGTCCACTCCACACCCGTGGCGGCGTTGAACCACTGCTGCCCCACGAACGCCCCGCTACCGGACGGCGATCCGTTGCTCACCACGGCAGAGGATTGATCCGCCAGTTTGGCGGCGGTGATCGCGTCGTCCTTTACCGCACCGGTGGGAATGCTCAGCGCGGCGTACTTCAGCTCGGTGATCACTCCATCGGCGATCGTTGCAGCGAATGTCCCGGTGCCGGTGCCGGTCACGTCACCGGTGAGGGTGATGGTCTGATCGCCGGTGTTGGTGCCCGAGCTGGTGCCCGAGAACGTCGAGCCGTTCGTCCAGGTGCCGGATGCCACCGCCAGCGTGCCCAGTCCCAGCGTGCTGCGTTGCGCTGCAGCATCGACACCAGCGATCAAGGCGCGGCCGGCAGCGGTCAGCGGCACCTCTTCAACTGGGCCCGCACCGGCGGAGCTGCGGCCCAACAGTCGATCAGTGGTGGAGACGTTCTGGATGCGGTCGTAGGTGACAGCACCGGCGGCGATCTTGGCCGTGGCTACCGCACCGGCGCCCAGCTTGGCCTCCAGTACCGCCCCATCAGCCAGCTTGCCGCTGGTCACATTCAGGTCAGCCAGCGCGGCGGTGTTCACCGATCCGGCGGCGTAGGCGGCTGAGCCCAGCGGCGTCACCTTTGCCGTGGTCACAGCGCCGTCAGCCAGCTTCCCGGTGGTCACCTGCAGATCGCCGATGCCGGCGGTTGGCATCACCACCTGCTGGAATGCTGCGCCGTCCCACACCTGCAGATTGCCGGTGCCGCTGTGCAGCCACCCGCGCCCGCGATGGTTCCCCGTGCTAGGGGCTGTGACCGCAACGGCGGTTGCTGCATCGGCGGCCAGCTTGGCGGCGGTGAGCGCGCCATCGCTGATAGCCACGGCGCCCAGCTTGGTCGTGCTGCCCTGATCCAGCTTGGCTAGGTCAATCTCGCCGGCGTCCACCAGGTCGATGCCGGCGGCGACCAGATCCTTCAGCGTGATCCGCTTCGTCTCGCTGGCGGAAATGTCGGCGATGGGCACCGCATCATTGGCCGCCGCGCCAGCCTTCGAGAGCGGCGTGAGCTGGGTTATCCGCTGATCAGCCAAGGGTGCGCCTCACCGCGACCGTCCACAGGCTCAGGCTACGGACTGGCTCAGTCGTCCACTTCCTGCAGCAGGTAATCCAGCGACTGCTCCAGCTCGATGCGGTCGTCATCCTCCTTCAGAATGTACTCAGCGGGTCTGCCGTAGACGAGCTGGATTTCATCGGTGGTGACGAAATCAATGGCGCAGCGCACAATGTCGCCAGCGCGCACCTGCACGCCGGAGCGGTTGATCACTGCGGTCAGGTTGTAGAAGATCGTGTCAACCGTGGGATCAATGTCCTTGTCGGTCAGATACAATGCTAGATCAAACTCGCTGCCGATCTCCACCCGCTGGATCAGCTGCAGCAGCAACAGCGATGGCTCGGTGAACCCGATCGTGCGGTAGTTGAACTCGCACTCAATCCGCCCGGCGCCGCTGATCAGCCCGGCGGACAGCTGCTGGCGGAAGCGGTCGCTCAGGCTGCTCGCGTCGATCGTCTGCCGGTCGGTGTTGAACTCATACCCCTCCACCGATCCCAGCAGGTTGAACTGCACATCGCGCACGCGCACGCTGATCGCCAACGGGTTGCCGGTGAACGCTGCCAGCGGGATCTCATTGGCGCGGACGTTGTTGACCGCATCGGTGAAGGTCGGGAAGAATCGCAGGCCGCCCACGGCATTGACGTGCACGTAGGCCGTGAAGCTCTCTTCGGGTGGGTCGGTGCTCTCCAGGCCCCACACGGACGGCGGGAAGCACACCAGCCCCCGTGCATCGGCGGTGCTGATGTCCACCCGATCGCCGATCAGGATGTTGTTGATCGCCCCGTCGAATGACAGCCGGTTGAGCGACGTGTTCACGTCATCGGGGATGATCTGATCAGACACAATGCCGATGAAGGCCTTGGTGCCACGCCTCAGCTTGACGTTGCCTTTCGTGCCGAGGTAGTGCGTCATCAGGCGGCCTGGTTAATGGCCTCGTCGAAGTCCCCGTCCATCGTGAACTGAATCGGCACCACCACCAGCTCACCCACCGCTGAGCCGATCACGGCGCTGGTGATGTAGGCGTACATCTTGATGTCGTCAAGGCCGCCGGTGTCTACGTCAAGCTCCAGGAATACCCGGTCTTGTTCAGTGATGGCGCCTTTTTTGTGGATCTTGGCCAGCAGTGCGGTGAACTGCGTTTTCTGTGCCGACTCGCCCGACTCCAGCCGGTAGTACATCAGCGTGGCGCTGCCGGTCGCTCCCTTCAGCGATGGGATGAACGACCGCGCATCGGCGCCTAGGTCGGTGGTGGGCAGCAGGTCAACATTGGTTTCCACAGACCAGTTCTGCACCTTCGCGACAGGCTTGCCGCTGAAGATCAGCCCCCCGGTTCGGCCTGTGTAGAAACCCATCAGCTGGCGCCCTCCTGCATCTCAGGCTACTCACCGCACGCTGAACAGCGCATCGGTGAAGTCTGCCACCCGGCTGAGCAGCTCACCGCCCACTGTCTCGCAGGGGTGCTCCAGCGCCTTGACCGTCACCTCACCTTCCTCGCTCATCGTCACCTCAGTCACCCGGAACACCCGTTTGCGATCAGCCGCGGCGCCCAACACGAACATGGCGCCCACGTCATCGCTCAGGGCGCTGGCCTTGCCGTCCGTCACCGTCACACTGGCCAGTGAGCGGACGTTGCCGCCGCTGCGATACACCAGCGCGGCGTAGGTGCCATCGCGCAGCTGATCACTCAGCGGGGCATTGAGCACGCCGCCAGGCATCACCACGCCAGCTGTCATCCGGTCCCAGGTGTTCAGGCCCACGTCCACGTAGATGTAGGCGCCCGGGCTCACCGGTGTGTCGGTGGGGACGGTTTGGAACTCGATGCCGCGCCGCACCCATCGCCGCTGATTGCACAGCAGCTTGCCGTAGAGGATCGCCTGCTTGCGCTGGGTAACGAACTGCGAGAGGTCAAATGTCTGGCGGATTGCTGCATCTTCGACAGCATCCACCAGCTGCACATCCACGCTGGCGTTGCGCGGAAACACGTCATCCTCCTCTGTCTCCCGGTAGATCACCGTGGCGATCAGATCCTGAACGCTGGCGCCGTGGTCAAGGAACTCTTCGCGGTAGGTGCCCTCCAGGATGTTGCCGGTAGTGAACAGCGCCGAGATGTTCACGCGGCGATTGGCAGTGCCGCTGCTGTTCACCGGCACCGCCGGCACTAGCGTCTCCTTCCCGCCGATCTTGCCGAACTCCAGCAGCGAGTAGGGTGCCGCCTCGGCCCAGAACTGCCGCCAGGATCCGACCTCAGCGATCAGCGGATCCATGAACAGTTGGCACCCGAGGCCGCTGTTCTGGCAGAACCGCTTGCTTAGGGCCAGGCCTTGCCAGTCCACGCCGGAGGGCTTGGCATACCGGCCGATGCCGTTTTCCTTGTCCAGCACCGTGTCAGCGAAGATGTCCGGCGCCCAGCTGGTGCTGCCAGCGCTCTTGCTGTAGGTGCCATCGTCGTTCACCACCCAGGAATCCTTGCCCTCGGTGACGAACGCCGAGATGCTGCGCAGATCCTGCACGCCCCGGCCGCTGAACACCCCGAATGCCATGGTGCTCATCCGGGCATACTTGCCCTCGGTTGATCCCAGCTGCTGCTCTGTAACGGCCGTGATCTGGAACTCTGGGCCCGCCTCGAAACTGAACTGAATGTCGGTGTCGCTGCGGACGCTGAACAGGTCCCATTCGTTGGTGAGCACCGGCCCGCGATCTTTCAGCGCTGAACTGATGTCCTTCAGGTTGCCCACCCACCGGAACTGGTTGCCGCCGTGCGCGAAGCTCTGCCCCCTGCCGCTGTTCTCGATCAGGGCCACTTGCTGCTGACCGTTCTGTGCCCGCTCTGCCGCCAGGTCGCTGATCGGCTGAAACTCAAACTCCCACTTTTGGCCGCTGCTACCGGCGCGGAAGTCCAGGCTGATGAAATGGTCGAGGTCGGCGGATCTGCGGCAGGCGATGATCAGCGGCAGCAGGTCCTGAGTTGCCCTGCTGAGCGGCCGATACAGCACCCGGAAGAACGCCATCCGGGCCTTGATGCCGTTGTCGCTGGCCTTGTAGCCCTCGGGCTCGCTGTCGCCGTACTTTTTCTGCCGGCCCTGGATGCGGCGGAACAGCTTAACCCGCATCGAGAACGACACTATCTCGCAGGCTGTCACCGTCTGATACGCGGCGCTGTCGGCCTTCACCAGCGCCTTGGTGTAAAAACTGTCATCCTTTGCGCCGTTTTCCGGCGCCTTGCTGTCGCCGTAGGGCGTTGACGGGGTGCGGCCGGCGGCGATACAGCGGAACGTGGCCCGCACCTCGTTGTCATCGAGGTTGGTGTTGTCGGTGATGCTGAGCAGGGCGAATCGGGCCGTGCCCAGCTGGTAGGTGCTGCCCCGGTCCAAGCTGCTCACCAGCTGGTAGCG